ATATCTTATATTTTTAGAAGATGCTACATTTGGTCATTATGTAGGCTTTGAAAATAGAAACATCACCAACTTTAAGGCAGGTGATGTTTGGAAGTTTGATTCTAAAGAATTGCACTATGCTTCAAATGCAAGCAACGTGCCTTTTCATACGTGTCAAGTAAGTACGTTTAATTAGTGTAGGTCTGTCCAAGCAGAGCCGTTGTAAACCTGTGCTTTGTTTGTAGCAGTTAAGTAAATCATCATGCCTGCTGCAGGAGTAGCAATAGCAGCATCTCTTGCTGTAGTATCTGCAAAACTATATAATTTAGCTGGACCGTAGAAGTTAGCACCTTGACTGCTAGTAAGTTCTAGTGCAGGTGTCAATGCATTGCCTGCGGCTGCGTTTTGTGTTGCTATCCAAAAGCCAGCTTTAACATTACCTGCTACAGGAGTATCGTTTACTTCAACTTTAAAAGCTGCTGCCGGTGTCGCTGTTCCTGCCGAATCACCGCCGATAAACAACATTGTTCCGATTTCATCACCTACTTGTAAGCCTGCTGGAGATCCTTCTGTTCCTCTAAATCTAGCTAGTTGCATTCCTAAACCATCAACAGTGTCTGAATGTCCTAACGCTGAAAATTGTGCTCCGTCGGCATATGTGTCAGTTGTAGTAATTAACACAGCTGCTGGATTACTCGCATCATCTCTTCCACTAAGATTTATAGTTGCAGAGTTTACTTGTTTTGAAGTTGTAGTTGAGTTATTAACATTGCCAAGTACAGTACTAGTTGAATCGTCGATAATAATACTTGAATCGCCGCCAAATACACTACCTTTAATACTACCAAAAACATCACCTATATGATATCCTGTAGTATCGCCAGTTACGTTACCAAAGAATCCGTTTTGTGCTCTAACCTCACGTCCTTTGATATTAGCTACAGGTGTAACACCGTCTTGACCAATAGCAACGCCGTCCATTGTACCGCCGTCAATATTAGCAGTTGTAATGTTCATGCCGCCTGTAAATGTTGATAAACCAGGGCTTAGTATGTTACCTTCAACTTCCCCTGTAAATTTCTTTTGATTTGCATCTACAACAACAGTACTGTCGTCGGCATATAAGTTACCAGTTAAGTTACCTATAATAGCTGCCGCTTGTAATGTATCATTTGATGCATTGTATAGTACACTACTACCAACAGTGGTAATATTGTTTGTAACAGTTAATGATTCAGTAGTTAGTTCGCCGCTAATTACAGCACCTTCTGCCCACAAGTTATTCCATCTGCGGTTGTTAGTGCCTAAATTAAACTGTCCGTCTAATGCTGGTTTTAAGTTAGAGTTAATTACACCGCTAACATTAATAACATCACTGTCATCATTGCCCAACCCAATATTTCCAGTAGCATTAATAGTACCGTCAATATTGATATTACCTACACCTGTAATATTATTACTGTTAAGATCTAAATCGCCGCCTAGTTGCGGGCTAGTATCTCCTACAACAGATGTAAATGCATCTGCTTCTGTTGGACCAACAAGTACGCCCCCTAGTGTAGCACCATCGCCTACATATATTTTTTTGGTATCAGTTGCGTATATAAGTTCACCCTGTAGTGGGGTAACAAGCTGTCTTTCTGCATCTGAACCACGTCTTAGTCGTAACGCCATTTATCTATACTCCTGGAATAACATTTATTAATTGTATTTATCCAATAGCAAAGATTACTTTCTTTTCTTTAGAAACAATTTAGTGCGATTGGTAATGTCTTGTTTTAATCGCTGTGTATCAAGTCTAAAGTCAATGTTTGTAATAACATTTTCGTATTGATTAAATAAGTCTTCTAAGGTATCCTCTAATGATTCTGGACTACCGTTTTGTTTAAGTTTTCGAGTCTTATCAATATCAATGTCCCAAATTTTTCCGTCTACAAAAAATACTCGAATTGAATCTAAGTATTCTAATGGTACAACTTGTACGTCTAGATCTTCAAATACTTCGGGCCAATGACTTATAACATCGGGTGGAAGAGAGGGGTCCTTTTTGTTAGGCACTCTCTTCAGTCACTTTTTTGGCTTGCTTTTTCTTAGTAGGAACTAACTCTTCTGCTTGTTCTCTAAGTACTTTTGCTTCTTTAAATAAAGCATCTGCCTGTGACCTATATTGTGCTGCTAATTGATCGTCTGATAATACATCTGGTTGTGATGTATTTGTATAAGCTTCTGACGGATTAGCTACTGTTTCTGCTACCGGTGTTGTTTTACCGTCTTTGCCTTTTAATGCTAAGTCTGCAACAGTAACGCCTTTTTGATCAGCAATAATTTTGTTTAGTTCTGATAAAAGGATAGTTGTAGTTCCATCAGGTACCATTTCAATTTCTTTAGTTGGCATCTTCATCATTTTGCCAGTTGTATGAAATCCTGCTAACATATTTCTACCATCAGGTAATTGTGCTCTAGCCATTGCTTCACCAAACTCATATGCTTCTTGTCCAGCATTGCCTTCTACAGCAGTCATAAGTGCATCATGTTCTTCTGCCATTAGACTTTCTGTTTGTACGATAATACAATTGTCTGGTTCACCTGGAACGACCCTGTATGCTACGATTACTTTTCTTTGATTGCGGGCTAATCGCCCAACGTGTTTAATAGCTCTTGCCATAATTTATGCTCCTTGTTCAGTTTCTGCAGCCTGTTGTGCCGCTTGAATTTCAGCTAAAAATGCTTCTAGTTTTGCGTAAGTTTGTCCTACGGTAACCATTTCATTTGGTTTAAATGTACCACGCTGACTAGCAACATCAATGATTTGCTTCAATGCTGCTAAATCATTAACTGTTAGTTCTGCACCAGTAGCCTGCTCGTTTTCCGGTGTTGCTGCGGGTGCTTCAGGTGCTTTTGTTTCTTTGCTCATTTTAGTCTCCTATAATTAATTAAATGCGCTGTTAATATATTTAAGTATATTTTAAATATGGACACGCCAAAGTGAAATAAGAACATTCCTTGGCATCTTCAAATCCTATTCGAATACATTGCTTTACAGTATTGTCTACTGTACTTAGTACCTTTGTTATGTAGAATCTTCCTTTTAGATTAAGTTCAATCCACTTAGCTACAGAGTCTTCAATGTTATACATTACTGGCATAGTAATAGATTCAAAGTGTTCGACTGGAAAGTCAACTCTTCGAATATCAAAGAAGTTTAGTGCATTAGGTGTTTTATTTTTTATCATGCTGCCTGTTCATCGTAGTGTGCAGTAATACCAAATGGTGCCTGCAACCCTTTATCATAATGGCTATGGATAATAAACACTGTTTCGCAGTAGTCTGGGTCACCCCAACTATCCCAAGGCATACCATCTGTAAACATGATGAATTTCTTAGGCTGTATATTATGTTCTTTCATGTAAGTCCAGTTGACATCAAAGTCAGTACCACCGCCACCCATAATTTCGTAGTCTAATAAGTCATCTGCGCCATCGCCATTAAACTCTTGTTCGTTGTAAACTTTAGTATCAAAACACCATAACGTAATTTTGTAGTCTTGATATTCGTCCATTATACCTTTTACTTCACTTAAGAAGTCTGTAGCCTGTACATTGCCAATCGATCCACTCATATCTAAACAAATACACAAGTCAATTGTATCTTGAAAGTTCATACCTGGAAGTATTGCACCGCTCATTTGTCCTTTACGGTTTGGACGCATAAATGTATAATCACTTTTAATAGTAGACTGTATTTGCTGTCGAAGTATTTCTCGCCAGTTCATCTTAGGTTCTGTAAGCTCAGATATCATACGTGCAACTTCTGCCGGAGTATTGCCAGCACCTGCACTTTGTGCAGCATTTATCATTGCTTCTTTTACTTCGTCTTTAATCTTTTTAATTTCGTCTTTAGAATATTTAGGCTTACTCTTAGAAACGTTATGTCCGTTACTGTCTTTGTCTTCTCCGTCACCGTCACTGTCTGAACCACCTTCGCCGTCCATGTCAAGGTGTTCATCTAGCATTTCGCCAAGTTGTTCTAAGAACTCTTCACCGTTCTTTTTAGCTTCGTCAAACAACTCGTCATATATTTCTTCTGAAGTATGTTTTTCATATTTGAAATCTTGATAACAGTCAACAATCTTAGGCTTAGTACCAATATTATCACGTACTAGTGTATTGTTTACTTTATAGTCAGCAGCAATGTTATACAACATAGGATTACGACTACCTCTACGACCTAAGTGATCAAATACACAATGTAAGATTTCGTGTGCAATAACAAACTCAATTTCTTTATTGTCCATTGCATTAAAGAATTGCGTGTTATAATAAAGGTTACGACCGTCTACAGCGGCAGTACCTAACCATTCATCTGCGGCTAAAATGCGTAAACGTGTTGCCATGTTGCCAAAGAATGGATGACGCAAAAGCAAACCTACACGAGCAACTACAATACGATCGTATACTTCTACACGCATTTCTTCTAGTTGTTCTGGAGTAATGTTTGGATCAGGTTGCCAGTTTTTTAGTTTACTTGCAGTCTTTTCTGTAGACATTTGCATTGCTACACACTGTGGTAAAAAATCTAACATATTGCGCCTCTCATTGTTCTAACTTATACATATATTATAGCATCTATATAGTATTTGTCAACCAAAAATAAGGGCGAGCCCAAAAGAACCCGCCCTTAATAGTATTAAGACTGTTGTGCAGCCTTAATATATTTTCCAAATCGATCATGGAATTCATCAAAACACTCAACCTCATCTGGGTCAATTGGAAGTTGGTATTGTGCAAGGGCTAGTTTGATACCCATAACTACCATTTCTGTTTCAAAGTTATCCATTGCAAAGCGTAAGAAATTGTTAACTTTATCGTCAAACTTTTTATCATTCTTGTCGCTTGCTTCTTTTAGTTCATAGCAAAGAGATACGGTCAAGGAATACATAGCACTGACTTCTTTGGTCTTCATCTCCTTAACTTTTCCTAATAAGATATCACTTGGATTTGGCATTGAACTTGCAACTTTACGGTGTGCCATAAATTTAACAGCAAGTCCTTCTCCTACTGCACCAGCAATTAAATCTGTTGTGGTGCCTTCGTCTAAATCATCTTCAAGCAATTCACTTACAAACGACCAAGTACGTGGTGTTGCAAATGAACGTGATGATGATCTAGGGTCGAAATCATATAAATCATGTTTTGCAAAGGTTAAGTAACCTACAACATCATTATGTTGTTTATTTTCTACTGACCAGCTAAACCAATCGTCAAAGTCTACACGTAATTCTAAGTGGATAAAGCGATTAGCTAACGGAGCAGGCATACGATACGTAACACCTTTGTCTGCGTCACGGTTGCCAGCTGCAACAATTACAACATTGTCTGGTAGTGTATATTGTCCTACCTTACGGTTAAGAATAAGCTGATATGCTGCCGCTTGTACACTAGGTGCCGCAGAGTTCATTTCGTCTAAGAACAGTACGATAGTATCATACTTTGATGCCATTACTGCGTCTGGCAATTCTGCAGGTGCACCCCACACCATCTTATTAATATTAGTATCAAAATATGGAATACCTTTAATGTCTGTAGGTTCCCAAAGTGATAGTCGAATATCAATTAAGAGTGAGTTACCTAGGTCATTTGTAACTTGACCTACAATATCGGATTTACCAATACCTGGAGGACCCCATAAAAAGATAGGACGCTTCTTTTTAAGAGCATGTTTAATACTTGATTTTGCCTGGTTCGGGCTAACGGTGCGTGTTACGTCTGACATAGTGTATTCCCTCTTTATGTGTTATCAGTGCTAATTTCTAACTTATATATACAGTATACACTAATTACAGCAAATGTCAACCTTTTTCTGATCTTTTCATTGCTTTTGTTAGTCCGTACTTACGCACATCGCCGCTAAAAAGAGTTAGTTCGACTGCTTTCTTTTGATCTGTTACAATGATTCCTTTATTAGTTATAAAGTACGGACAACTAATAAACTGATCTAAAAATATAATAACTTGTGTAGTAAGTGGCATGTCTGATGGGAAAGGGATGTCGTACGTTTCAATACCTATATTCATAAGTATTTCGTATCCAGTCTCAGTAAGCCTTAGTCCGCCAGTACTTTTATTTCTTGTGTTCCTCCACCAAAGAGGCATGTACTGTTTAACTGTTGCAGTATCAGTACTTTTTTGAAGTTGTTTTAGAAAGACTTTAGTGTATGTTTCTTTCCAGTTCATTCTTCTACAACTACGTCACCTGTAGTCATTCGCATAACACAAAACTCGTCTGAATGGAACATATCGTTTAGTTTTTTAGCTAAGTTGTGGGCATGTCCTGGATTTGAAAAACTTGTTTTCTTATATTTAGGTCCAGGATAATTAGTTAATACATTTGAACTTTTTAAGTTAAACGGTTCGTCCTTATAGAATACAGCCCAGATAGCTTCTGCTTTTAGCACCTGTTCGCTCTTGTAAGTTTTCTTATCTATATTCTCAAGAAGAACTGTTGGTTTGGGTCTACTCATATGCGTATCCTTTAATATTATATACGCATATATTTATCTCTTTTAAGTTATCTGCGTAGTTTATTTAGGCGCCGCAATCGTAACTTAATAGAAAGTATCCAAAAGTATCTAACAATGTTGTAAATAGGAAACACTAAAGGAATGCTGTAACAACGATTTCCTCTAACTATTAGGCAACTAGTAATTAAAGATTTACCAATTCGAGTGAATCCAATAATTGACAATTACTTCCAATTGCCTTCCGTACTTCCAAATTGTACAACTACCTTATCATCATCGCCTGATGCTTTTTTGATTAGTAATTCTTCTAAGTCACCATTTAATCGAGCTAAAACTTCACCGAGAGTAAACGCTAGTCTTTTAGCAGACTGTGTGTCTAACTTTACTTCTCTAGCATTACTAGCATCTGCAGACTTTACAGATGAAATAAATTGTTGTATTGGAAGTGTGTTTATTGGATCAGTCATTAAGTAACTCCGGAATAAATTTGTGTGCAATTAGTTTATGCGAATCAACGCTGTAATGTTCTTCATCGACTTGTGTTTTAGTAATATCAATACCTTGATGTTCGTTAATCCAGTTTTCTGCAGATTGCGAAAATACTTTTGTATTGCTAAGATTACTGTAAGTATTAAAGTTTTTAGGCCAATCAACCTTATCATTTATGCGCCATACATATACAGGTATACCCTTTTCTTTGCATAATAGGTCAATTAAACAAAGATCTTTACAGTATGTTTCATGTGTTAGGTGTGTAGTTACATCAGTATGAAATTTCATATGCATGTAACTATCATCATATCCTGGCCAACGTAAACCTCCGTCTAACAACGGAATACCCTGAGTGTATGGTCTTACACTTGATGTTTTTATTTTTTCACTCCATTCTCCGTAAGTATATTCAACAGAGTTGTAATCGTCGTATAAAATGTAATCATCAGTTTTTTCATATTCTCTTGTAAAATGTCCAACTTCTAACTCAGGATAGTCTACCAGTTTATTAGTAGCCATTAACCATCTATCCCAGTACGTAGACTGTATTACTACTTTAGAGATATTGCTGTGTATATCTAACATATGCTTTATCCACCGAGGATATTTACTATTAGGCGCACCGCCTTGTGCATATACATAACATTGTTCGTCAGCCAACTCTTGTGCATATATTTTTGCATAGTTATTATCATTCCACATATGGTCCTGTTTAAGAAGATTATTCCTCCAGTAACCTTGAGAATGACTACAACCTACGAAAAGTATATTACCTTGCATTAACAATACTCAATGCTTGTCGCATCTCAATGTCAGTTTTAAACGGACCTTGAGTTATGTATCGTTCAACTGTTATCATTTTTGGGCAAAAACTTTTAACCCAACCTTTATCAAATTTAATAATAAAGTAACCTGCACAATATAGACTCTTTGACTTTTGACTTTTAGTAAACAACGGTAATTTGTTCTTTACGTCAAATATAGGATTATATGGAGTACAACTAGTAGCATAACCGTGTACTATGTTTTCTGCTTTATCCTCAATAGTTTTTGAGTCAGTCCATGATATTTCTGTATTTAAAGAACTTTTTAGTTGTTTAATATTACTAAAAAATCTAGTTCCATCTTGGTTAGTGAGCATATATTGCTTTTCGTCGTTGACTGATAGTGTGCCTAATCTTTCACCTTTGGATTCAACAATCCAAAATTTATTCTTTAAAATTTCTTTAGCTTCTACGCTCATTTAATGTACCTCGCTTGTAGGGGTTCTGCAAAGGTTGCCGCCTGATCTGCAATACGTTGCATATCCCACTTAGCACAAAACTTCATAAGTCTCATACCAACTTGCGATACTTCTTTAGGCTTTGCATTCTCTGCAATAGTATTATTAATTATCTCTCTAATGTCTGCAGGTTGTGCAGTCAAATCACATAGTACAACATTGCGATTGTAGTCATCTAGTACACGATGTTCTACACCTTCATGATCAGTCCAACGCTGTAGCATCATGTTATTCCAGTTGTAACCTTTAGTGTCTTTGTCAGCATATGCTTCAATAAGACCTACCTTGTTCTTAGTGCCTTTCTTACGTACACCAGGGTAAGCACTAAACACGTTGTCACTTGTGTCGCCACGCATACACTTCTCAAACAACATAAAGTCGGGTAGCGGTGCAGGCTTGTCCTCTTTAGTTTTCTTGTCAATTACACGATCACCTTTCTTATCAAAGTAACCTTCGTGTGTAATTGTAACATCTTGTATGCCGTTATACTGTTTACAGTTAGGTGCAATAAGTTGTGCAAAGTCACCGTCAGTACTAATAATAACATGATTGTCATTAGGATGTGCTTGTACCCAACCAGCAATAAGATCATCTGCTTCTAGTTGCGGATGACGCATAACAGTACAGTTAGTCTTTGTACTTACAAAGTCTTTAAACTCGTCAAATATTTCCCAAAACACTTTATCTTCTTCTGACTCAGTAACAGTCATCTTATCACGTGCAACTTGCCTATTACGCTTGTACGGCTCATAAAAGTCTTTACGCCAGCTACGACCTTCTAAACAGAATACAACATGATCAGCATTGAAGTCCTTCCATGCTTTCTTAACACCTGCAAGAGTAATATGTAGTGCCATACCTACTTTAGTATCTAAGTCGCCACGTACAACGTGCCGAGCTCTAAAGAAAGTGTTTGCTGTGTCTACAAGAATGTAAGTTGCCATATTATGAACACCCCGATATACATAATGAGAACAAGTCGCCATTCTGCACGAATGCAACAAGTAGTGTAATGCCTAAAATTTCTAACATAGTTTTGCCTTTGTGTAAATTATAGTACTATTATAGCACCAGATCTGGCTTGTGTCAAGTACTAAGATACTTCACTTCTTCCTTTGTCAATTGGTACTACATTAATATGTCCCATTCCTCTATCCGAGTCTTGTCCATCTTCTTGAAGCATTTGAGTAACAATAGTTCTAAACCATTGATCAACAATTTCTTCGTTCGTTTCTCCACTATACCCTACATCAAGTAATTGTTCGATAAACTCATTATTCCAATCGAGCTCAAAGAACCCGTTTCGAATGTTATCTGGATTTACTTGTGTATCTAATACAGCAACCCAAGGTTGACCTGCTTTAGTTGC